CAGCAACGGTTCGAACGAGAGAAAGTGCGGGGCCTCGACCTGTTCAAAAAGCGCCAGCTTCCGCGCGTCCAGGCTCGGGACTTCCCCGGTTAGCGTCAAGCCGGCCCAGGCGTCGAGCGGAAAGGTCTCGCCCGTGTTGGCCATCTCGTTCGGCCACTTGGTCAGGAACAGGAAGGTGTGCCAGGCTGCCGCGGCGCAGATCTGAAACACGCGACGCTGCCACTGCTGCTCGATCCACGGCCCGAACAGGTCGGCCGTCGAGCAGACAAAGATCTTGGCCGGCGTGGTCACCCGCAGCGGCTCGTTCAGCCGCTCCGGGTGGAATGCCGGCTCGAACGACCTGTGGAAGCGCGTGGCCATCCGCTGGGCAAAACAGTACCAGCAGCCCGTTTTGCAGCCGGTGACCGGGTTCCAGGTGTAGTCACACCACTCGATCTTGGTGCGGTTCACTGTTCCTCCTCCCGGTACGGCCGCCGGTACGCCGGCTCTCCCGGCAACACTCCATCCGGCGCCTCGACCCGCTCCCACAGCTCGTCCCATATCTCCGGGAAGGCGTGCATGAGCCGTTCCGCGTTTCTGGTGTCCGCCTGGCGCATGGCGGCCATAATGAGCGCCGCAAAGGGCTCGTTCTGGATGGCGATGGCGATCTGGATGCTGCGCGCGTAGTCGTAGTGGCTCATAGCGCCGTCTCCCGCTCCGGGCCGGCCGGGTGCGCGGCACGGAGGATCTCGTCCGGCTCCAGCGCGCGCAGTCTCCGGCACACCGGACAATAGAAGTTGCCGTAGCGCACCGCGCCGCACTCCGGACACACCGGGTGCTCGTGAGGCCCGGTCTCCAGGCAGGTCAGGAACGGACAGGGTCCGCCAAAGTGCACGGCGCTGGCGTTCACGGGCACACCCCCGCGGCGATCAGCTGCTGCTCCGCGTAGATGGTCAGGGCCACCAGGACCAGCCCCAGCAGGAAGAAGATGACGAAGACGACCTTATCGCCCATCGGGCTCCTCCTTCACAAACTGCTTGTGGAACGTGCTGGACTGGACCTCGTCCTTGGTGCCATCCGGCCAGACAACCTGGTGGACGACGGTGAAGCGGCCGGCCAGGACTGCCTTGCGGTGGCCCGTGACACGGACGACCTGGTTGGTCTTTTTGTGGCGGTAGAGGCATTCGGCTGTCTCGCTCATAGGATCACCGGTGGGTCGATCTCGGCGTCGTCATCTTCTTCCGCCCACTCTGGCGGTTCCGGCGGTTCGTCGTCGTCGGCCGGCGTGGTGTGGGCCGCCAATAGAGGCGGGGCGACGACGTACGGCGCGACCGGCGCGACGTGGAGCCGGTTCACCGCGCGCCGCATCGTCGCCTCGTCCGTCGGCGTGATCCCGTAGATCGCCTGGCCGGCAAAGAATTTGGTGTAGGCGGGTTGTTCCTCTGTCTCCGGCACGTCCACCCGCAGCATCGGCACGCCGGCGACGCTCTCCTCCGAGATTCGTCCCGCGATGACGTTGTGCCCCATGAGCTCCACAATGGCGAAAGTGTTCTCCATCAGGGTTTCTCCTCCACTCGTTCGTACTGGTTGCGCAGCTGGTCCCCGGTAACCTCGTGCCGTCCGCCCATGGGGCCGACGAGGGTAAAGACGCCGTACTGGATCGCGAGGGGCCCGCGGTCCTTTTTCGTGCGGAAGCGCACGACCTGGTAGCGGCGCCGGGTGATCTTGTGGCGGTAAACGCGCGGCGGGGTCATAGCTCCTCCCGTTGCCGGAAGAAGGATTCCGCCTGGCGGCGCACGATCTGCAGCTCTTCCCACCGCGCGGCCGTCTCGGGGCCCCGGTCGTAGGCGATCCCGGCGGCGAGCAGCCGAGAAATCCAGCCGCGGGCTGTCTGTTGCGCCGGCGCCCGGGCGGCGGACAAGGCGTCGTTGGCCAGGCGGGATAACTCGTTCAGCTCCTCATTGGTCGGCGGCATAGAGCCCTCCTTCATTGTTCAGAAACACGCCCAGCAGCTCCACCGGCACGCACCCGTCCCGCTGCGTGACGTACTGCTCGTACCCCGGCCGGATCGCGTAGGCGGTTATGGCTACCAGGCGCCCCACGAGCGCGTCGACGTAGAACGGCACCAACCCCAGCTGCCCGTTGGCGAGCCGGCATACGAGATAGCCCTTCGTGCCGTCCGCCGGCGCCGCCGGGTCGGCCCCACACTCCAGGTAGACGGTCGCACAGTAGCCGTTCCGCGCCGCCTCCAGGATCTGCCGCGCCACGTCCCCGTGGCGGGCCACCGCGTGGCCCTCGGCCCCGGCGACGTCCAGACCGAGCTGGTCCAGCGCGCCGGCCCGCGCCGCCTGCTGGACGACCGGCGCGGGGGCCAGGCTGATGCTCGGCGCCTCTAGCGGCGCCTGGCGCAGCGCGGGCCCCAGGACCACTACCCCGGCCAATACTACTATCGCGATCAGGAACAGGAACAAGGCCGCTTCCATCGTTGAGGCCATGACCCACCTGCCTTTTTGGTAGGGGCCCGGCTCCCCGCGTCCGGGCCCCCCACTTGTGGTCGCCGCCCGCGGGGAGGGCGGTGGAACAAAGGGGCTTTATTTCTGGCGTCGCCCCGTGTGCCGGCCGCCGGAATCGAACCGGCCCTGTACCTCCCGTGGTCGCTCTACCATTTGAGCTACGACCGGCTTTTGGGGAAACGACCGGCTGCATTCCACCACTATCCGCAAGGGAGTCGTATCAGCCGTTAGGGAACTTCAGTGGGCTAGGCACCCCACAGGTCGTTTCCGCCTGCCTGTCGTCAGTCAACGCGCTGTCCTTCCGGGCTGGATGAGGGCCTGCGACTGGCGCGTTGTACTGCCTAAGTTGGGAAAGAGCTGTGTCGACTGCCCCGCCGTAACAGTGCCCTGCCAGGCCGCGGTGTCCCTGCGGGATACGCGAACGGGGCAGCCGGGTGGTTACCACTGGTCCGGGTCGTGGGGGTCCTTGGGCGCCCCGTTCTGGTCCGTGTACTCCTCGTACTCGGGCACGTCGCCGATGGCCGCCTTGAACCGCGCGCGCAGCGCCAGGACGGCCGACTTCTGCTCGGGCGCGAGGTCCGGCCCCACCTGGAACTTGGCCACGCTGTAGGGCTGGCCCGCCGCGTTCATGGCGTCCGCGAGCTGGATGATCGTCTCGACGGTGAAGAAGTAGCGGGCCCGCCGGAGATCTTTCAGGTGGCTGGCGTAGACGTCGAACTCCACGCAGCTCGTGGGCGGGATCGTCAGGATGGCCGGCATGTCGCGCTCGGCCGGCAGGACCAGGAACCGCCGCATCTCCTTGCACGCCTTGCCCCTGCCGGCCCGCTTCGTGCCGTCCGGGCCGGCCTTGACCTCGCTGCCCCAGGCATTGTAGGGGCAGGAGAGGCAGTTGACCTGGACCACGCTGCCGTCGTCCCGGCTCCACAGGCCCTGGACGCCCCCGGCCGACCAGCACAACGGCCGCTTGTCGTCCGCGTCCTCGCCCAGGCGGTTCGGCCACAGGGCGCGCGTGATCATGCTGGCCAGGATGATGCCGCGGAACTCGGGAAAGACCTCTTTCTTGTCCAGGACGTTCTGGAACATGCCCGTCCCTCCGCCGGCGATGCGGTAGCGAGGCGGATGGTAGACGAAACTGTGCTCGTCGGCGGCGATCTCGGCCGCGACGGCCTGATCGATTTCGCTCAGGGCCCCGGCCGGGGCCGGCACAACCAAATCCTTGCTCATGGTCTCCTCCTTACTCCAAGCTCAACACGTCCAGGAGCGCCGTTACGACCCGGCACCGGGCGTGCGCCATTTTCAGCTCCTGGTCGGCGATGCTGTACTCGAGCGCGGCCTGGGAAAAGGCCAGCTGCGCCGCGGCGTGGGCCTGGGCCGCCGCGCCATACACGCCGCCGTTCCCGGCCTCGGCGCGGAGGAGCACGGCCCGCTGCGCCTTGCGCGCCTCCTCATTCTTGCCGTTGATGCGGCCCTCGGGGAACGTCTCCCCCAGGACCAGCTCCGCCTCGGCGGCCTCGAGCATCTTGGCGGCCTCGTTCAAGCGCTCCTCGGCCTGGCCGCGGGCGGCGAGGCGCTGGCCCCAGGACTGCGTGGCCTGGGCGAGCTGGTCCAGCGCCGCCCCGGCCTGGACGATCGTCTGCTCGCGCGTGTCGTCGAGGGCCCGCGCGAGGACCTCTGCTACGAGCTGCTGCATTTGCTGGGCGTTCATCGATTCCTCCTCTGTTTTCGTTCCCGGTCCCGAATCCGGTGAATCAAGGCGGTCGCCGCCTCAGCCTCCTGACAGCAGCCGCCCGGTCCGCGGGCTCCAGCGCTGGCCGCCGTAGCGGCCCGGGCCGTTGGGGTTGACCAGGAGCCGGCTGTCCTGCTCGACGTGCCCGCAGGGGCAGAGGAAGTAGATCAGCCGGTAGATGATCCACTTGGGATCGGTCAGACCGAACGTCATCATCCGCTCCCCGCAGATTGGGCACTTCCGGCGGGAGGCCCGCACCCGGTAGGTGTGGCGCTCCGGGCATTCGCACTGGGCGTCGCGGCCGTACAGCCGCAAAGGGGTGGCACATTCGGGGCCGGTTACGGGCTTAGGCATCGGGCACCTCCAGGAGAATGCGACCATCGGGGAAGCGGGTGAACGTCCACTCGACCTCCCACTCCCAGGGCCGGCCGGCAGGGGTCCCCGGCTGCCCCTGAGCGCCGGCCGGCCGAGAGGAGGAGAGGACCGCGGCGCCAACGGCGGCCGCGGAGCGCGCCAACAGTCCGGGGCCCTCGCGTGCCCCACGTGCATTCCCGGCGCCGTTGGCGCGCTCCGGGGTCGACCAGCGCCGCATGATGCGATCGACCAGCGGAGCAAAGTTCTCCCGCGCAAAGCGGTGACTCACGACCGGCGCGCGGGCGACGAGGCAAAGAGCCACGACCTCGCTGGCCTTGAGGAGCCTGCCGCGGTGCAGGATGGCGTTGGCCTCGACCTGTGGGTGCTCGTCCAGGAACGCGGTGAGATCGGCGGAGGAGATGGTTTCGGGGTGCATCGGCTACGCTCCTTGTGCCTTGGCGATGGCGGCGCGGAGGACGATGAGGCTCGCGCTCCAACACTCCCATGCGTCGCCCGCGGCGTCGTCTGTCGGAGGATCGGCTGCCAGGTACTTGTAGGCCAGCTCCGCGGCGGCGAGCAGGTCCGGCGCGGCGGCGATCAGGCGGGCGTTGGCCTCCACCGGCGCCCAGTCGTCCGGGCCGACGCGATGGAACGCCTCGGCGATGATCTGGCCGTCGCCGTCCATAATGGCCCGGTCGTTTCGCTGGTCGGCGGGAACGGGGCCGGCGACGGTGAGGATGGTCCAGGGTCCCGGGGTAGGCTCAGACACTGGCCACCTCCCGGCGGGCGTGCTGCAGGTAGAACAGCAGGGCCGCGTTCACCAGGCTGGAGCGGTCGGTGGGCACGCCCTGCCGGCGCAATTCCAGGATGTAAGTGTCGGTGGCAAAGAGCACGTCGGGGTCGAAGACCACCGAGGTCTTGTACTGGTCTTCCGGGATCCGGTCCTGCGTAACCAGGCGTTTTGGCATGGGGTTTACCTCCGTTGGACTAGAGACACCTAGAAGTATAACAGAATATGCCCGATTAGTCAATTTGATAGGCCCTTGTTGTCATAGATTGGGGACGATTCTTTACTATGATTTACTGGGCCTATCTCTTATGACTAAACAGTTCCTTCAGTTTTCGCCGTTTTTTGATAAAATGGGCCTATGACTGAAGTCAGAGTTGGCACGTTATTACAGCGACTTCGGAAGGCCGCGGGGATGACACAAACCCGCTTGGCCGAAGAGTTGGGTTACGGTCAAGAATACGTGAGCCGCGTCGAGCGCGGCAAGCGGCCCCCCTCCTGGCGTTTCCTGGCCGCTTTCGCGGCGCTCATGCACGTGCCGGTCGAGGATCTGTTGCGGGCGGCCGGCTTGGCCGAGCAGCCGGAGATCGACGAGGTCGAGTTAGCCTCGTTGGTAGCGGCGCACCCTGATCTGGAAGCGGTTTTCTTGTACGCCCGTCAGGACCCGTCACTGCTGAAAGAGCTGGCCCGCTTCGCGCGGATGCTGGTCGCGGAGAAACAGCAGGCGGAGAAGCAGCGTGAACAAGGCGGAGGAACTCCTGCAGCGTCTCGAGGCCCGAGCGACTGAGCGCGCCCAATCCTTACTCTTCCTGCCCCTGGCGGTTTATGCCGGGGGCCTGCTCCTGCCCTTATTCCTGGGCTTCCCCGGTGTGTTTCTGGCCTTGCTGCTGGCCACGGCCGTGACGCTGCGGACGATGTTCCGCCTGCAGCGGATCATGCGCTGGACCATCGGCGAGGCCGCCACCGTCTATGCCGTGTGCGGTCGGATCGTCGAGTTCCGGGTCGTACCGGAGCTGCACATTGTAGGAGCGGAATAACAAGGAGGACATTGATGGCCGAGGAAGCAAAACCCAAAGTAGCGGAAAAGAAGCCGGTCGCCCCGGCGGGGCCGGCGGTCCTGGTGCTGGCTGGGGTTATCGTCGGCCTATTGTTTGTCAGCGCCGGGCTGAACATGATCGGCCTGCGGTCCCAGGCGGGGAACACTGTGGCCGAGGCGTACTACCAGGCTAGTGGCTGGGCCTGTCTGGGCCTGGGGCTGTTCTGTGCCAGCGTGTTATGGACGCTGTCCTGGCTGGTGGGAAAAAAATAGCGGCTGGCCCCTGGTGGCTGCTGGCGAACAGGTATAAGTCTCGCGTGCCCAACTGCCCCCTTCACGGGAAAACATTCCCCAAAAGCGTTTCATCTGGCGGAGGGGGCAATGAAACGGCCTTGTTCCGTCTGGGAAACCAGGCGGAACAGCTTGTTTGTGGATAATCCTTCCAGGAGACACTGATGCCCAACACACTCTACTACGGCGACAATCTGCCGATCTTGCGCCAGCACGTCGCCGACGAGTCGGTGGACCTGGTCTACCTGGATCCACCATTCAACTCCAACCGCTCCTACAACGTGCTGTTCAAGGACGAAGGCGGCCAGGAGTCTGCGGCCCAGATCGAAGCCTTCGCCGACGCTTGGCACTGGGATGCGGTCGCTGAGCGCACCTACCAGGAGCTGGTCACCGAGGCGCCGGCGCACGTGGGTCAGATGATTGGGGCACTCCGCCAGTTCATCGGTTCCAACCAGATGATGGCCTACCTGGTGATGATGGCCGCGCGGCTGGTGGAGCTGCATCGGGTGCTCAAAGAAACGGGTAGCCTGTACCTGCACTGCGATCCGACGGCGAGCCACTACTTGAAGGTGCTCATGGATGCTGTATTCGGGGCGACGACGTTCTTGAACGAGATTATCTGGTATTATCGCGGGGCCGGAGTGCCCCACGACGCCAGGGCGCACAGACACGACGTTCTGCTGCATTACGCGAAGTCGGCGGGAAAGCAATATTTCGACCCTGATCCTATCCGGCGCCCGTATGCGCAAGCCACTACCGAGAGATTTAGCCATTACATCGGCAACGTGCGTGGTGGCAGGGATTTTGGTGTTCAGAAACTCAATCCAAAAGGGAAACACCCGGATGATGTGATTATTGATATACAACCAATAGCTCCTTCCGCGAGGGCTCGTTTGGGCTATCCCACCCAGAAGCCTGAAGAGTTGCTAACAGAGGTGATTGCGGCTAGCAGCAGAGAAGGAGATATTGTTCTAGACCCCTTCTGCGGCTGCGGCACCGCTATTGTAGTAGCCGAGCGACTGAAACGGCGGTGGATTGGTATCGACATCACCCACCTGGCCATCTCCTTGATCCGCTACCGGCTGGAGAGCTCCTTCCCGGGGATCCAGTTCGAGACCGTCGGGGAGCCCGAGGACCTCGGTTCCGCGCGGCAACTCGCCCAGGACGACCCTTACCAGTTCCAATGGTGGGCCCTCTCGCTCCTGCGGGCCAAGCCCCTGGGTGGGCAAGTGGGCAGCAAGAAAGGCAAGAAGGGTGCCGATCGGGGCATCGATGGGGTGATCAACTTTATCGACGATGCTTCGGGCAAGCCCAAGCGGGTGCTGGTCCAGGTAAAAGGCGGGGGCGTCAAGAGCGGCGACATTCGGGACTTGCACGGCGTGATCGACCGGGAGCAGGCGGCGATCGGTGTCTTTGTGACCCTGGAGCCGCCCTCGGGGCCGATGAAAACCGAGGCCGTCTCTGCGGGCTTCTATCACTCGCCTGGCTGGAATCAGGATTATCCCCGGTTGCAGATTCTGACGATCGCCGAGCTGCTGGCCGGCGCCAAGGTTGCCATGCCGCCGGCGCACGGGACATTCAGGGAGGCGCCCCGGGCGCAGCAGGAGGATGGGCAGCAGATGGAGTTGGGGATGTAGTGTAGAGGAGGGAGGTCGAGATGGAGTCCGTGATAGGCACAATTGCCAAGGACGGAGTGGTAGTAGTGACTGACATGGTTATACAGCTTGAGGCTCCTACGCGCGCGGGCTGGGGCGGTTCGTTCGTATTGTATCGACGAAGCATTTCCGCTGGACAATATGAACTGCAATTGCAGGATGGCCGCCATGGCGATATCATAATACAAAGAGTTGACAGCGCGCACGTCACTGGTACAAGAGTAGTCCGCTTCATGGGAAACAGATCCCTACTTGGCGGAGAATAGAATACCGGCCTGGAATCTATTGCTCCGGCGAGAAACTAGCCTCTTTGCTTTTCCCGCTTCTTTGTGCTATACTATCCCCAGCCCTCGGCGCGCCCCCGCTGCGCCGAGGGCCTGTCCTTTGGAACTGACCGACCAGGAACGCCGCTTGATCGAACTATTGCGCCGGCTCTACTGCGCCGACGTGCACCTCCACGTCGAGCGCGGGGTCCTCGCCGTGCGCAGCCGGGTCGAGCAGAGCGTGCACCTCGATCGGCCGCTGGCCGGCCAGTTCGCGGAACTAGAACAAACTGTTGACAAACCCCACTAGATGTGGTATGCTATCCGTAGCTGAACACTACCTGTAGCCCGTATCCGGTCGAACCGGGGGCAGCCTCTAAGGAGGTCTGTCCCCGGTTTTTGTATTTCAGGAGCCCGCTATCATGCCCACCGCCGAAGCACAAGGCCTGATCCAGCTCGCGATCAACCTCGGGTTCGCCGCGACGATGTGCATCTTTGTCTTCGTCGCTTACCAGAAGTTGGTCAACCGGCTGGCCGACATCATCGAAGGCAATACCAAGGCGATGACCAACCTGCGCGCGGTCATCGTCGCTTTGTGTCAGCGCTGGGATAGCGCCGGGCGCCCGGATGCCAAGGTGGATCCGGCGATACCGGATGGCCGGCGCTGGTACGACGACCCGGAGGTGAATCGTGAGCGCACTCTGTATCTTTCTGCTGGGGATCATTGCCACAGTCGCCGCGCTGGTGGCGTTCGTCAACGTGCTGGTCTCCAAGTTCCTGAGCGGCAAACCCTGGTGGGAGAACCTGGACGGCCTGGTCAAGCGGATCGTGATGTTCGCGCTGGCCGTCCTCCTCGCCGTCGGCGTGTGGCTGCTCGCGCGCTTTATCCAGTGCGAGGGTGTGCCGGAATTACAGGCCGTCGTCGAGCTGATCATGGGCGCGGCCCTGCTCTACTTCTTCGGCAAGGCGCAGTACGAGCGCCGCCAGCGGAGCAAGGCGGAAGAGGCGCCGGGAGGCCCGCGGCGATGACGTTGCCGCCGCTGGATCCGCGGGCCCGCGCCGACCTGGTCCTGATCCGGGCCCTCGTCAAGGGCCTGCGCAGCCAGGCTATTGACCTGGTCGCCGCGGCCGACGATCTGCTGGCGCGGTTGGTCCCCGACCCGCCGGCGGGGTGGTTGCCGGGAGAGTCCGATGGCCCTGAAGCCCAAGCACCGCCAGTTCGTTGAAGAGTACCTGCGCTGCTGGAACGCCAGTGAAGCGGCCCGGCGCGTGGGATACTCGCAGCGGAATGCCGACGTCAACGGGCCACGGTTGCTGGTAAATGCTGGTATCCAGGAGGAGATCGAGCGCCGCATCGCCGAGACCAAGGTCTCGGCCGACGAGATCCTCCTGCGCTTGGCCGACCAGGCCCGCGGTTCGATGGCCGACTTCGTGACCATCGGGCCGGCCGGCGGCGTTACCGTGGACCTGCAAAAGGCGGAGCGGGCCGGGCTCCTGCACCTGGTGCACCGGCTCGAGGAGACCAAGTACGGTCTCAAGATCGAGCTGTACGACGCCCAGGCCGCGCTGATTACCCTGGGCAAGGGCCACGCCCTGTGGCGGGAGCAGGAGCCGCCGCCGCCGGGCCAGGTCAACGTGATCGTCGTGCGCCAGGTCGTGGACGATGGCCAGCCGGGTTGACGAGTATCACTTCGCGGTACCCTTTACAACCGAAGACGAGCTCCGCCTGTTCGTCCAGGTGGCGTTCGGGGTGCGCATCCCCGACACGCCGGTCTGCCCGAACCATACGACGCCCTGGCGGGCCTTCGCCGACGCGTACTTTGCCCGCTCGCGGGTGGCGGTGTGGAAGGCCTCGCGCGGGTTCGGCGGCAAGACGTTCCTCCTCGCGCTCCTGGCCGCCGTGGAGGCGGCCTCCTTAGGCGCGAACGTGAACGTTCTGGGGGGCAGCGGCGAACAGTCCACCCGGGTCCTGGAGCACTCGCAGACGCTCTGGAAAGCGTCGAGCGCGCCGCGGGACCTCCTGTCCGGCGACGTGCAGCGCGAGACGCGCTTCCGGCGCGGGAACAAGGTCCGGGCGCTCCTGGCCTCGCAGGCTTCGGTCCGCGGGCCCCACCCGCAGCGATTGCGGTTGGACGAGGTCGACGAGATGGACGTCACCCTCCTGGACGCGGCCCTGGGCCAGCCGATGGAAGCCGGCAGCGGGATCCCGGTGCAGACGGTGCTGTCGAGCACCCACCAGTACGCCGACGGCACCATGACCGAGGTCCTGCGGCGGGCGGCGGAGAAGGGCTGGCCGGTCTACGAGTGGTGTTACCACGAGACGCAGGAGCCCCACGGGTGGCTGGCGCCGGCCGAGGTAGAGGGCAAGCGCAGCGACGTCACCGCGGCGATGTGGCAGGTCGAGTACGATCTGCAGGAGCCGTCCGCCGAGGCCCGCGCGATCCTCCCGGAGGCCGTGGCCCGGATGTTCGACCGTAGTTTAGGCGAGTTCGAGGGCCGGCCGGCCGAGTACATTGAAATCGAAGCCCCCGCGGAAGGCGCGGCGTACGCCACCGGCGCCGACTGGGCGCGCAAGCGGGACTGGACGGTGATCAGCACGTTGCGGATCGACGTCCACCCCTGGCGGCTCGTCGCCTTCGAGCGCACCGGCCGGCGTCCCTGGCCGGTGATGGTCAAGGCGTTCGACGACCGGGTGCTGCGCTACCCGGGCCCGGCGGCCCACGACGGCACCGGGATCGGCGACGTCGTCGCCGGGTACATGCAAGCGGACGCGGAAGCGTTCTTGATGGTCGGCCGGCCGCGGGCGGATCTCCTATCGGAGTGTATCGCGGACCTCGAGCACGGCGCGATCGTGGGGCCGTGGATCCGCTGGGCCGAGTCCGAGCTCAGGTACGCCGCGGTGGACGACGTGTACGGGGCCGGGCATCTGCCCGACACCCTGGCCTCGCTGGCGTTGGCCCGGCGGGCGGCGCACAAACCACCGGCCAATCTGCCGGTGGTGTATGACGAAGCCGTGAGGGTGCGCATTGGCTACTAACCGTTCTCTACTCGAACGAATTGGCGATGCCTTCCTGGGCAAGCGCTTGACTCGCCTGGCCCGGCTCGAGGAGTCCCTGGAGACAATGCTCCAGCTGACCGGCTGGACGCGGAGCGGTGAGCAGTCGGCCACGCGCGACTTCTCCCCGCTCTCGCGCAAGGTCGCCCTGGACAACAGCCGCTACTACTGGACCTTCGATCCCAAGGCCGGCCAGGCCGTGCGGTTATACCGCGACTACGTCCTGGGCGGCGGGATGACCTACACGGCGCCCGACCCGCGCGTGCGCGACGTGATCGACGCCTTCTGGACCAGCGCGCGCAACGCCCCGTTCACGTCCTACCAGGCCCAGCAGAAGCTGATCGAGCGCCTGGCGGTGGAGGGCGAGCTCTTCCTGGCCCAGCACACGAACCGCTTTACCGGGGACGTGGTCGTGCGCTCCCTGGATCCCGGGGAGGTTGACGAGGTGATCACTGCCCCGGGCGACGACGCCTGGCCGCTCTACTACCAGCGCACCTGGTCGGAGAGGACGTGGGACTACGCCAGCCGTCTGTGGAAGAGCGAGAGCACGACGAAGTACTACCGCGACGTGAACAACGCCGACGAAGCGCACGACGAGATGAGCGACCGCGGCACCGAGGTGCAAGTACTCCACGTGGCGATCAACACGCTGGGCACGCGCGGCGTCCCGGTGCTGTTCCGGGCCCTGCCCTGGGTCAAGGCGCACAAAGGCTTCATGGAGGACCGCGCGACAATCACCCTGGCCCTGGCGACCTTTGCCTTCCGCCAGAAGGTCAAGGGTAGCAAGGCCGCGGTGGATCGCCTGGCCACCACCTGGGACCAGACCGATATCCTGAGCCGCTACAACTACGGCGCCGCCGGCGGCCCCGAGCGCGCGGCCGGCGCGCGGACGCTGATCGAGAACGAAGCCGTGACCCTGGAGCAGCTCAAGACCGAGTCCGGCGCGTCCTCGGCCTACGTCGACGGCCGGATGCTCGTGCACGAGATCTGCGCCGCCACGGGCATCTTCGAGCACTATTTCGGCAATCCCGAGACCGGGAACCTGGCCACGGCCACGGCGATGGAACTGCCCATGCTCAAGATGTTCGAGTCCTGGCAGCGGATCGTCGCCGCGGTGTACGAGGCGCTGTTCTACCTGGTGGTCGTGAAGGCGATCCAGTACGGCGCGCTCCCCGGCGCGGTGCGAAAGACTGACGTGGGCGGGGTCACGCTCTACGTCGTCGAGCCGGGCCGCGGGCCCGACCCCGAAAGCGGGGCGACCACCGACCTGGACCTGGGCGTCCACGCGGCATTCCCGCCGATCGTGCAGCGGGACCTGGGCATCTACAGCGCCGCGATCACCCAGGCCTTGGCCACCGGCGTCTTTGGAAACGCCATCGCCGACCCGCGCTACCGCGAGGCCGCGCGGCTGCTCCTCGGGGCGATCGGCGTGCCGAACCCCGAGGCCGTCATCGCCCAGGCCGAGGAGCTCGCGGCCGAGACTGCCGAGCCGGAGGGCCTCGCGCCCCAGGTCGAGGCGCTGCGGGCGCTCCTCCAGGAGGTGCTCGATGCTGCGCGCGCTTGAACTGCGCCAGCTGCGCCCGGAGCAGCTGCGCCGGCTGCGGGAGACGCTCGATCGCCTGCTCGCCGAGGCCCGCGGTTGGACGGACGCGCAGAAGCAGGAGGCCCTGGACCTGGCGCGCAAGTGGCTGGACCAGGCCCGCGCGCGGCGCAAGACGAAGGAGGCCGCCCGGCTGCGCGAGCGCGCCGGCGCGGACGAGTTCACGCCCGCGGAGCAGGCTGACCTGTTCCAGGACCTGGCGGACGAGACCGCGCAGCTGATCGCCGACACGGCGGCCCGGGTAGGCGCGGGCGAGATCACGCCCCACCAGTTCTACCTGGACATGGAGCGCTACATCACGCTCCACTGGCGGGCCGCCTACATCGTCGGCAAGGTTGCCGCCGGCGGGGACGAGAAGCTGACGCGCTCCGAGGAGAAGGCCCTGTGGGCCGCGCGCAACGAGCAGATCAAGTACCTGAACAAATTCTACCAGGCGGTGCGCGATGGCCAACTCAGCGCGGCGCAGATCGGCGCCCGCGCGGGCCTCTACGCCCGGGCGATCCAGGCCCCCTACCACCGCGGCCAGGCCGGGGCCTACGGGGACCTCCGGCTGCCCCAGGTGCCGGGGGACGGCAAGACGCGCTGCCGCACGAACTGCCAGTGCCGGCTGCGCTACGAGCTGGTCCACGACGCCGACGGCAACGTCGTCGCCGTCAACGTCTACTGGGAGCTGGGCGTCGCCGAGCACTGCGACGACTGTATCGGGCTCGCCGCGCGGTGGAACCCGCTGCGGGTGGAGGTCTAGATGACGCAGGTTCGCGAGGTCATCCGCAAGGACGGCTCGGAGATCGTCCTGTACTCCAGCGACGGGGAGAAGATCCTCGGGCGCTTCCCCTTCGGCAAGGGGAAGAAGTACAAGGACGAGACGGCCGCCCGCGCCGCGGCGCACGAGCGCGAGGGGCAGATCGAGATCTTCAAGCAGCACGAATCGCGCCTGGGGCCGGCCGTGACGGCGGCCCTGGCCGAGGTGGGGGCCAAGCACACCGGCTCGGAGCTGGTTCTCCTGGACAAGGTCATCCGCTACCTGGAGATCATCCGGGACGGCGAGATCACCGCCGCGGAGGCGGAGGAGCTGAAGAAAATGGGCATCAACGTCAAACCGACGACCGAAAGCGCGCAGCGGGAGGCCGCGCCGGCCGACTCGTTCGAGGACAAGTCGCGCGCGGTCTACGACGCCTGGCGCGCGCTGTACCCCTGGCAGGACGGCGTCCCGCAGCCCGACGTCGTCGGCACCTACGAGGGCTACGTCATCGCCCGCGACGGCGCCGACTACTACCAGGTCAGTTATCAGGTGGGCGCGGACGGCGGGATCACCTTCGCCGACCGGGCGAGCTGGGCTGCGGTGGAGCTGGTGTGGCAGCCGGCCGGCGCGACCGAGCCAGAGGGAGAAGAGGCGTCGGAAGAGGCGCCGGCGGCCGAAAGCGCGCCCGGCGTGGTCGACCTGGTCTACACCGCCACGGTGCACGAGGCCGCGGTGGACGACGCCGGCAACCTGGACTGCGTGCTGATCGAGGCCGGCGAATCGGCGAACGGCAACGTCTACAGCCCGGAGGTCCTGGCCGCCGCGGCGCCCCTGTTCGTCGGGGTGCAGATGTACGCCGACCACCCGACGCGCTCGGAAGAGCACGAGCGGCCCGAGCGCAGCGTCCGGGACCTCGTCGGCCGGGTGACCGAGGCCCGCTTCGAGGACGGCAAGATTCGCGCCCGGGCGCGGCTCTCGGCGGCGGCCGGTTGGCTCAAGACGCTGGTCCAGGAGAAGATCGCCGGCGACCTGTCGATCAACGCGCAGGGCCGCGGGCGCAAGGAAGACGGCAAATTCATCGTCGAGGCGATCACCGCCGCGCGGTCGGCCGACTTCGTCACGACCGGGGCGGCGCGTGGGCGGGTCCTCGCGGTGCTGGAAGCCTACCGCCCGGACTCCTGGGAAATGCTCACCGTGGAAAACCTTTCCGAGCATCGCCCCGACATTCTCAACGAACTCGCTTCCCGCGAGCGCGACAAGCTCTATCGCGGGAAAGAGGAAACGCTGCGGGAGGCGCAGGCCGCGCCGGCCCTGCGCGAAGAGCTCGAGACAACGAAGAAACGCGTCGCGGAACTGGAAACCCAGCTCGAGTCTCGCGCGGTGGCCGACGTCGTCGCACAACTCCTATCCGCCGAGACGGCCTTGCCCGAAGCGGCGCGCGAGGAAGTGCGCCGGCAGCTCGCCGGCGTCAGCCTCGTGGACGCCCCGGCCCGCACCGCCGCGGCCATCCAGGCCCAGAAGGCGCTCGTTGCCCAGGTCCTGGAGGCCGGCACTGTGCGCGGTCACGGGGGCAGCTCCAGTAGCAGTGGCGGGGACGAGGCCCACCGCCGCCTGGTCGAAGCATACATCAACGGGGGCCTCAGCAACGAACAGGCCGAAATCGCGGCCCGTGGGAGGATGTAACTCATGCCTACGAATCAGATCTACAAGCCCGGCTGGCAGCTGGGCGGCATCACCTGCACCAACCCGGCCACGCCGACCGCCGGCGGGCCGGTGCGCCTCGGCTTCAACACCGGCATCTGCCTGGTCGAGGAAGGCGAGGGCGGCAACCCGGCCGGCCAGGCCACCGTGGACTTTGGCCCCGGGATCTGGGACCTGTCCGTCACCGACACGGTCGGCGGCGGGATCGCCGTTGGGGATACGCTCTTCTATCACGACGGCGCGCCTCCGACGATCGACAACCTGACGACCGCCGGCTTCTTCTACGGCTTCGCCCTGGAAGCCGTGGGGGCCGGCCTCACGGCCACCATCCAGGTGATGCACGTGCCGGCTCCCGGCAGTGGCACCCTGGGCGCTGGCACCATCGCCACGGTCAACCTGGCGCCCGGCATTCTCTCCGCCGACGCGCTCGGGCGGGCCCTCCTGGCGGCCGGCTACTTCGACGCGGCCACGCTGCTGGCGGGGATCGCCGCCGGCGCCTTCGACAACGCGGCGCTCCTGAACGCCATCCCCGCGAACGCCTTCGACAATGCGTTCCTGCTCCAGGCCATCGCCAACGGCGCCTTCGTGGCCGACGCGGCCACCCGGGCGCTGTTCGCCAACGGCATCTGGGAGCAGGGCCAGCTGGCGGCCAACGGCTTCGACGGCACCATCGCCGCCGACGTGCCCGACCTCAACACGGAGGGCGGTTTGACGCTGACCTTCGTCATCCCGGTGACCAACGTGGCCACCCACGACGTCGACGTCGTCTCGACGCACGACATCCGCGTCATCGACGCCTGGTTCGTCAAGACCGGCGGCGCCGGCGGGGCCGCCGACACCATCCAGGTCCAGACCGGCGCCGGCGCGGCGATCAGCAACGCCATGGACGCGAACATCGCCGACCAGGCGATCGTTCGGGCCGGCACCATCGACGACGCGACCCACCGCATCGCCGCGGCCGGCACGCTGCGCATTCACTCCAACAACGGCGGCGCGGGCAACTGCGCTGGCATCGCCTACGTCACGGCTGTCCGCGTGGCCTAGCACTGAGCAGCAAAAACGGAGGAACAAACCTATGGCACCCGAGTTTTGGGAACTGCGCGAGGCCATGACCGCGGCCGACGCTACGATTGACCGGCTGCTGGCCGGGGCCGGCGTGCCCCTGCGCGGCCGCGAGCTGACCGACGAGCAGAAGGCGCGACTCGCGGCCGTCCAGGAGTTCATCAACGAGGCCGCCCGCGGGCGTGTGCCGCTGCACCGTATCCAGGAAGCGCTCAGCACGAGCGACTTCCCGACCCTGCTGGGCACCAACCTCGACCGCGAGCTCCTGGCCCAGTACGAGACCTATCCCGCGACCTGGCAGAACTATTGCGACCGCGGGGTGGTCGACGACTTCAACCAGAAGACCCTGATCGCCCTGGACGGGCTGGAAGGGTCCTACTTCCCGGCCTATCCCCAGCCGGATGGCGCCGAGCCCATCGTGGACGAGGGCCTGACCGAGACGATCTACACCACGCAGGTCAACGTCTACTCCAAGAAAGTGGGCGTGTCCTTCCGGGCCCTGGTGAACGACCGCCTGCGCGGGCTCGCCCGCATCCCGCAGAAGCTGGCCCTGGGCGCGCGGCGCACCGAGGAACGGTTCGCCACCACGCTGTTCGTGGACGCCAACGGCCCCCACGTCACCCTGTATAGCAACGCCAATCTGAACAAGGTGACGGTGGCCTGTGGCGGCACCCTGAACAACCCGACCCTGTCCGTCGCCGGGCTGCAGGACGCCTTCCTGGTCCTGGCACGGCAGGTCGGCGCCGATGGCGAGCCCATCGTCATCGACGCGGTCGAGCTGGTGGTCCCGCCGGCCCTGGAGGTCACGGCGCAGAACATCGTCAACGCCGTGCAGATCCTGGCGGTCGAGGCCGGCGGCACGGCCAACCAGCAGATCTGGGCGGCCAACTGGATGGCCAAGCGCTGCCGCGTGTCGGTCAACCCGTACATCCCGATCGTCGCGCCCGTGGCCGCGGGCCACACCAGCTGGTTCCTCTTCGCCAACCCGAAGGTGGGCCGGCCGGCGCTGCGGCTGGACTTTCTGGCCGGCTTCGAGCAGCCCGGGCTGTACCAGAAGACCCCCAACACCCAGCGGGTGGGCGGGGGCGTCGAGGCCCTCCTGGGCGACTTCGATACCATGGAGACGACCTGGAAAGGCCTGCACATCGTCGGGGGCACCCGCCTCGATCCCCGCGCGACCGTGGCCAGCTTTGGCACGAACGCGCCGTAACCCATACCAACCGAGCGGTGGGGGCCGGGCCCGCGCCTGGCCCCCACCACCGAGGACCCGATGGACCAGCCTCTGCCCAACCCGGTAACGGTAGCCGACTTCTACCTGGCGGCGATCCTGGAGGAGCTGCGGGCCCTGCGGGCCGCGATCGAGCGACCCGTGACCGTGCTGAGCATGCCGGCCGAAACGGACTTCCTGGGTGGCGGGCCCGTGGCCCCCCCCGCGCCCCGGTCCCGCCGGCGGAAGACGCCCGGAGGATAAGATGCCCTACAACGCGGACAATAGCGGCGTGACGGCGCTGACCGGCGTCACCTACACGGCGGGGACCCTGCCGACGACGGCGCAGGTCACGGCGTTTCGCGCGGCGGCCGCGGCGGACATCAACGCGATCCTGAAGGCGCGCGGCTACACCGTGCCGGCGACCGGGGTGAACGACGTCGTGCTGCTGGCCGACTACGAGAACCTGGGCGCCGCGGTCAAGGCCGAACAGGCCGCGTACCGGGGCAACGTCCAGCAGCCGCGCGTGACCGAGTGGAACAAGAAGTACGAGGACTTCCTGAACCGCCTGCGCCTGGGCCAGGCCGACCTCCTGGACCAGGTCGCCGAGGGGCAGCTGGAGCCGTACTGGACGAGCGCCCCGGCGATCCGCCGCGACGACTACTTCCGGCCGGAGGAGCTGGACCTATGAAGTGGGCCGGCGATACCCGCATTCGGCTGATGGGCTGCACGCTCCATGTGCGCATGCCCGGTTTCGACGCGGACTCGTGGGTCCGGCGCTACGAGGAGCTGCGCGGCCGGGGCAAGAACCTGCTCCCCGTCTTCGAGCGCTTCGGGCGCTACCTGCTCGAGTCGGTCGACAGGAACTTTGCCGCCGAGGGCCGGCCGTCCCGCTGGGCGGCGCTGAGCCCGCGGTACGCCGCCCGCAAGGCGCGCCAGTTCCCCGGCAAGGGGATCCTCGAGGCGACGGGGCAAATGCGGACCGGGTTTTGGTACACCGCCTCGGCCCAGACCGTGAAGGTCGGCAACAAGAACCGTTGGTGGTGGATCGTGCACCAGCAGGGGACGGACAACCTGTTTCGCCGGGGGATCCACCTGCCCCGGCGCGTCATCCTGCTCTTACAGGCCCAGGACAAGGCGGTACTGACTCGCTGGGTGCGCGCCTACCTGCGCACCGGGACGGTGTAGCATGGGCGTCGCGCACGAGCTGGCCGACCAGGTCATCGCCCTCCTGCGGGTCGCTCCCGCCTTCGCGGGAGTCAACGCGTGGGTGCCGTGGTTCGCGCCGACGATTATCCCGCAGAACCTCTTTCCCCTGGCCGAGGTCCCGATCGTGTCCCAGGACGAGGGCCAGCACGATACCAAGTACCACGAGTACGCCTACACGGGCGGGGTCATCTTCAACGTGCAGTACATCGACACCCTGGTCCCGGACCCCGTGACAAAGGTCTGCGCCGTCCCGAGCGCGGATCTGTGCAGCGGCCTGGCCGACGCGGCCCGCCTGATCCTGATGGCCGCCCAGAGCCTGGGAGACTTTGTGACAACGGACGGCAAGGAGCGGGTCTATCGCGTCGACGTGTCCACGCCGTCGTACGTCATGGGCCCCAGCCGCACGGCCCGGCCGGACAATCTGGAAAACCGCGCCGCCCTCGATCTTGTGATCTGGACGCGCCGGCAGCTCTGGTAACAGGGGGCAAGCTATGGGCATCATCTACGGAACTGGTTTCGAAGTCGGAGCGCTCCCCGTGGCGGCAGCGGATTACAGCGCGGCCGGCGTGGCCATCTCCACCACGAAGAAGAAGACGGGCTCCTACAGCGTATCGCTCCTGCCCACGGGGGGAGACGCCTGGATCCGCTTCCCGCTTCCCGGCAGCCCCACGGACGTCTATCTCTCGGCATGGTTCTACCCGGCCTCGTCCGGGTCGGGCCGGATCATGGCTTCCGTGGTCGACGACGCGGCCGGCGTCGTCGAGGTCCGGCTGCTGGCCGATCACTGGGCGGCTTACGTGAACGGCGCCCTCGTCGCCACGGGGACGCACACCCTGGACGACCTCGAGGCGTGGCACCTCCTGCAGGTGCGCTTCAAGATCCACGACACGGACGGCAAGATTCAGGTCGTCATGGACGGCCATCTCGACATCGACTACACCGGGGACACCAAGATCGCCGGCGGCGCGCACTGGGATTACTTCCGCCTGTTGAACAACACGCCGAGCACGGCCACGATCTACCTCGACGACCTGACCATCGCGACGGGGGGCTGGCCCGGCGACATCAACTATGAAGCCATCGTCCCCGACGGCGCGGGCAGCGTGACCCAGTGGACGCCCTCGGCCGGCGCGAACTGGGACTGCGTCGAGGAGGTCCCCCCCTCCGACGCGGAGTACGTGTCGGCCGCGCTGGACGCCAAGAAGGACACCTACAGCCTCTCGGCGTGGACGGCCACCGCCAAGCGGCCGGTCGCGGTGATTGTCTGGCTCCGCGCCTTCCTTACCGCGCCGGGGGCGGAGCAGGTCAAGCACTACCTCGTCGCCGCGGGCGGGGACACGAGCACGGGGGCGGCCGTATCCCTGGACACGACCCCGCTCCACTATCAAAACGTCGTCGATCTCGACCCCGACACGGCCCTTCCGTGGCAGGCCGGCGCGATTGCCGGCATCGAGGTCGGGCAAGAATCGGAGGTCTGATATGGCCATCCAGGTATCCCAAACGCTGGCCGAGATCGCATGGAGGCAAGAACACGCTATGGACGCCGCATCTGAACACGTACTTTTTGCGCCAGAAGCCCTGTACGGCACCTACGTCCCCGCGACGAAGGCCCTGCCCGTGACCACGTTCAACGTCACGAGCCGGCGCTCCCTGATCGAACCCGAGCTGACCAGTTTCGGCCGGCAGCAGGGCGTCGTCGTCCAGGGAGAGAAGCCCGTCAACGGGTCGCTCGTCCTGCCCTTCTTCCCGCAGTACATGGGGACGCTTTTCAAGGCCGCTATGACGGCGGCCGTCTCGACGCAGCAGGGCGGGACGATTGCCTACCGCCACAAGCTGCTGCCGGACGACACCGCTCCCCTGGGCAGCCTGTCCTTCGAGAAGCAGTTCAGCGCGTCGGAAGCCCAGTTCATCAAAGGGGCCAAGATCAAGAAGATCACCATCTCCTGCAAGGCCAAGGAGATCGCGGTCGTGACCCTGGAATTTGACGCCCAGGACGACGCCTGGGTTGGGGGAACGTGGGACGACGACGGCACGGCCGCGCCCACGGAGTCGGTTGTTCTGCCGTATCCGACCACGCTGCAGCTGCCCTTCCGCTTCTACCAGGGGGTCGTCAAGAAGGGGGGGACCCTGTCCGTCGTATCGGGCGAGATCGTCGTCGCGGCCGGCACCGAGCTGGCCTCCGTCGAGGCCGCCGAAATCACCATCGAGTGCGGCCAGGACCCCTTCTACGGCCTGCTCGGCAAGCCCACGGCCGGCGCGATCCGGGACCTGGGGCGCAAGGTGACGTGCAAGCTGGACCTCGACTGGATCGCCGCGGGGGACGACTTCATCGACGACGGCCGGACGGCCGCCGAGACGGTCGTACAGCTCTACTTCACCGGGCCGAACATCGCCGGGATCTACAACTACGAGGGGATCATCACCCTGGCCCGGTGCGTCCCGCCGCAGCCCGAGCCGCCGGCGATCGCCGGTTCGAAGGCCCGGCGCTCTCACAGCGTCGAGTACCGCTGCAAGCGGGAGCTGACCATCGACCAGGACGTCGGGATCGTCATCCAGAACGCGGAAACGTCGATCTAAGGGGGACCGGTATGCTGATCGGCAGCGAAGAAACTCACGTCGAGGTCGGGCCGGACTGGTACGACCTGAAAACCTGGCTGGGCTGGTATGACGCGGCCGAGATCGAGGCGGCCAAGCGCAAGATGATCGTCCCCATCTCCGGCGGGCAGCTCGTCGCTGAGGGGGCCGTCGAGGTCGTCGTCAGGGGCGCGCCGCCCGATCTGGCCCGGCTGCGCGCCCGCCTGGTGCGCTGGAGCCATAGCGAGGCGATCACGGAGGACAGCATCAAGCGCATCCCTCGCGCTCACGCCAAAGCGCTGTTGGCCAAGATCGCCGAGCTCGACCGGGCGGAAGACGACCTGGCCCTGGCGGACGCGGAAAAAAAAGGATCGTCCGCCGGCTGATCCGCGATGCCGTGATCTTTGATCGGCGGGACGTTACCCCGGCCGGGCGCGAGGCCGACGAGTGGGACACGATCTGTAGGGCCGTCGATCTGCGCCAAGCCCAGACGCTCGTCGAGAAGGGCCTGGCGCCCTCCTACCAGGCCCTCGGGCTGCGCACGGCTGACGACCAGGTCCCGAACTGGCTGCTGCGCGCCCTGGCCTACATGGACGCGGTGACCGAAGAAGCCCTGTGGGATCGCGGGAAACCTACACCATGAGCGAAACCGAGAACATCGGCCTACAGATCACATCCGAATCGGACCTGTCGGCTATCGACCGCTTCATCGAGGCCCTGCGCGCCATTGAGACGGAAGGGGGCAACCTGGCCGGCGCCCTCGAGCAGGCCAGGGAAGGGGCCGCGAACGCGGAAGAGGCGACGAAGAAGGCGGGGGAGACGGCCGAGAACGGGGCCAAGGGCTTCAAGATCCTCGGCCTGTCCCTGACCGACCTCAAAAGCGGTCTTGGCCTCGTCACGGGGGGACTCAAAACGATCGCCGGCGTCGTCAAGTCGGCCATCGGCGAGATCACCTCCGTCACGACAAAGATCGACGACATCGGCGACATCGCCGCCCTGACCGGGGACAAGGTCGAGAACGTCTCCCGCCTGGCCGGCGCGTTCGGCGAGCTGGGCATCCCCCTCGGCACGCTCGAGGGCACCCTGCGGCCCTTCAACGACGCCCTGGCCGACTCGGTTGCCCGGGCGCGAGAAGGGGCGGACACCCTGCCGCCGTTCGGCCAGCGCATGCGGGACATGGGCATCGCCATGACCGACGCCGCGGGGAACGCCCGTTCCCTGGCGGAGATGTTCCCCGAGATCGTGCGCGGCCTGAACGAGCACTATCTCGGGGCGGAGCGGGCCGCCGCGGCGACGGACATCTTTGGGCGCGGGGCCAATGACCTCGTCGACATCCTCTCCAAGACCCCGGAAGAGCTCGACGCTCTGATCGAGCGGTCCGACCTGCTCGGGACGACCCTCACCGACAAAACCGTCGCGGCCGCGGAGACGTTCAACAACACCCTGTCGGAGCTCAAGCAAGTTGGGGAAGCCTGGAAACAGCACATTATCATGGCTGTCCTCCCGGCCGTCCAGGAGTTAACGGATGGCCTCCTGGCACTGCACCGCGCCGGCATGGAAAACACCGCTATGCAGCAGGAGGCCGAGTCATTCCTCAAGCGGTACGCCGAGGCCCACGGCCTGGTCATCGACGCGACCAAGCGAGCGGCGCCGCCCCTGATCGACCTGACCGGCCTGACGGACACCCTGTTCGCCTCGGACCGCAAGCTCGAGGGCCAGATGGCCGAGACCCGCAACCGCCTGGAGGAAGCGATCCGCTGGACGGAAAAATACGGGGACGCGGAGCAGAAGCTCGCCGACATCCTGACGGTCTATTATGCGTCGAGCGGCATGGCCGCCGAGAACTACCTGCTCGGCGCACTGGGCGGCCTGGACACCGAGATGCGGGCGCGGGAACGGCAAGAGCGGGCCATCACCGCGCAGCAGGACCGCAGGCGCCAGGTCCTCGAGGACGGCAGCCTGCTCGAACAGCGCTCCGGGGACGTGATCGTCGCGGCCCTCGACGCCTCGGCGCAGGCTGCCGAGGACGCGACGCCCTCGTTTGGGGAATGGGCGCAGGCCGTGTCCGACGCCACCTACGAAGCCGGGGTGCTCGCGGATCAGCTCTACGACCTGCACATGGGCTCCATTGAGGGCCGGCTGGCCATCGAGGAATACGGGCGCAAGTTTGACGAGGCCTTTGCCAGGGGCCTCACCGTCGACAATATCGGCAGCCTGGTGCAAGGGCTGGCCAACGCCACGACCAAGGCGCAGGAGCTGGGCGACAATCTGCCGCAATCCCAGCTCGACGATCTCAAGGGCCGCGCGGAAGACCTGCGCGGGGCCCTGGCCGGGCTGGACTTGACCCCGGAGGAGCGCGCCGCCCTGACCGAATGGCTGAACATTATCAATGGGCAGCTGGGCGACATCAAGACTAGCGCCGACAACGCGGCCGGGGCCATGAGCGGCGTAGGGCGCGGCACCACTCCTGGAGGGGGCGGCACCGCCGTGCCCATTGCCAATGCCGCCGGCGGCGAGATCCAGCGTACCGGCTGGTCCCTGGTTCACCGCGGCGAGATCATCTACAATCCCGCCGAGCCGGGCGGGGGCAGCGGCTACCAGGAAGCCGTGCGGAAAGGAAAGGGGATTCCGACCCCCGCCGCCGCGGCAGCCGCGCCGATCATCGTCCAGGTCGTTCTCGATCGTAAAGTCGTCGCCGAGGCCGTCGCCAAGAGCGTGGCGGCGGCGCGGTGACGGGGGGAATCCATGGCCACCCACTTGCTCCGGTTGTACACGTCGGCGGGGACGGCGCTCAACACCTTCCCCATCTGGACGGAGGAGTTCAATCCCATTCCCTGCCGTGTCGATCCCGCCACGATCGAGGGGATGGTTCGCAACGGCCAAGATCCCGACCTCCTGCTCCCGCCCATCGAACAGCCCTGGTCGGGAATGCTGCTTGACAACAGCCCGACCAAGACGGTGCGCCAGGCCCTGAACGAGATCGAGGCCGTTCTCGTGCAGGCGGCCATCCGCAAGACGCGGCGGGCCGGCGTGCGGGCCTTCCTGGAGGTCGACGTCGACGGCGCGGGCGACTACTGGCGCAGCGAGATTTTCGGGGGGGACGTGGCCCTGCAATCGGGGGAGCTCGGCATTCCCTGGCTGGCCGGCAAGGTGAGGATCTCCGGCACACTGCTCCGCTCGTTCTGCTGGGAAGGGGCCAAGACGGCCATCGATCTGAACAACGGCCACGGCGGGGGCACGACCGGCATCCAGATCGACAATGCCCACGACGTCGGCGGCCGTGACAACTACGGGGCGTTCGCCGGCATCGACGGCGTGGTCCCGGCGCCCATCCACGTCAGCCTGGAGAACACCCTGAACGACCCGGCCAACACCTACCGGATCTACGCGGGGCAGATGGTCTTGTTCAGCGGCGCGACCTTTCCCTCGGGCGTCAGAGAGGGGGAGCTGGGGGACGGCGGCGTCGACCACGTCTGCGCGTCCTGCTCGAACGACGGTTACAGCACGTTCGCCGTCCCGGCCGCGGACGGCCGCATCACCTACTGGTCGCTGACCGGGGGGACGGGCTGGCTGCGCACCGACCAGGTGCGGCACTGGCTGATTATGGCCCGCGTCCACTCCGCCGTGCCGACCGGCATGGTGGCCTCGTGCAAGATCGCCTTTCCCACGGGGGCGACGACGACGCCTATCGTCTGGACGAACCCTGTCGTCCTGACGGCCGGGGCCCATTCCCGCCAGGTCCTGGGCATCCTGCGCATCGCCCCGTGGCTGGCCGGCGACACCTCGACCCTGGCCTCGATGCAGCTGGAGCTGTGGGGCTACGTCGCGGGCGGCGGCAGCCTCGACCTCGATTGCCTCGATTGCGTTCCCCTGGATCACTGGCGCATCTACAACCCGATCACGCGCGGCCTGGCCTTCGGGGACACCTTCAACGACGACGCCACGGAAGGGCTGATCTACGTCGACCACGACGCCGGGGGGATCACCGGGCACTCGGGGCTGTACATCCCGCAGGGGCCGGGGCTGTACGCCTGGCCCGGCAAGACACAATCCATGATCTTTTACGAAACGAACGACGCGGGGGCTGCCGAGGTCGACCGCACCCACACCCTGACGGCGTGGTATCGCCCGCGGAGGCTGACGCTGTGAGCGACAAAGACACCCGCCTGGCCGCGACGGTCTTCGACCGCAGCTTCGCCGCCGCTCCCGGGTTTCCTCCTGTCGAGCTGGTGGTGCAGGGCTTCAGCGTGGACTTGTTCGGAGCGGTCGAAGCCCAGATCGACGCGCAGGGCGATCTGCTGTCCTTGTGGGAGCTGTTCCGCTGGCTGCGCGCCCACGTCGAGCTGGACGCGGACCGCCCGGAAGCGGCCTTCGTCGGCTTCATCAACTCGGTGACGGTGCACACGGGGAGGGCCGCCTACACGGCGACCCTCTCGCGGGTCTTCAACAAGGTCTACGTCGTCTACAGCGAGATCGCGGGGGGGACGCAGACGACGCCGCAGAAGACGACGGCGGCGTCGGATACGGAGAGCCAGGCGATCTACGGGATCAAGGAAGGGATCGCCACGCTCAACGATTCGACCGCGGAAGCCGCGGAGGCCTACCGGGACAGCCTGATCACCGGGGACGCCGCCCAAAGCTGGCCGCGCCTGGACCCGGAACAGGGCAGCATGGACAGCACGCCGGCGGCTGAGATCACCCTGCGGGGCTACTGGGACACCCTCGCTCTCTGGCGGTATTTCGGCCGGCCGCCGGCCCAGGAAGCCTACGACGTCGAGCCGCCCACGGTGGCCGACAAGCAGCGCTTCGGAGACGACACGGACAGGGCCGGCGTCGCGCAATCGTTCACCCTGACGGCCGGCGAGGACTTTAACCTGGCCAGCGTGTCGTTCTACATCCAGAAGGTTTCCCCTTCCGGGGGGGCGTGGCCGGTTGGCAATGACGTCGTCGTCGAGGTCTGCCCGGACGACGGGGCCGGAGATCCGGACTTCATGTCCCCAATCGAGTCCATTACGCTCCTGGCGAGCGACATCACCCCACAGCTCGTCAAGGTGACGGTGATCTTTTCGAACACGAACCCTCTTTCGGCGACGGCGCCCCTCGACTACTGGCTCGTTCTGGGGCACACCGGCGCGGACGACCCCGATCACTACTACTTCGTCGGGACGCCCGAAGCGGCCGGCCATCCGGGGAAATTCCGCATCTACGACAGCGTCGCGGGAACGTGGTCGGCCCGCGTTCCGGACGCCGACCTGTCCTTCGTGATCGGGGGGACCATCGAGACGACGACCCTGATCGCCGGCGTGGTTTCCGGCGTCGGGCAGTTCTTTGCCGGGACGTCCATCCTGACGGCTGGCGGGATCTATCAGAGCGCGTACCGCAACGGGGACGACCTGGCGGGGGACGTGATCGTCGATCTCCTGAACGTCAGGACGGCGGCCGGGGAGCGGCTGACGGCCCGTGTCGACAAGGACCGCTACCTCGTCGTCGACACGACCCCGGCCTTCGACAAGGACGAGCTGGCCTTCTTCGTGGGAGCGGGCGGCCTCTTGTACGACAAGGCCGGCGAGCTCGTCCCCGCGCACGTCTGTCCCGTGGGCCAGTGGATCGGCTTTCTCGACTTGCCGGACGGATTCGAGGACAGCAGCCTCGTCAAGTTCGGGCCGTTCCTGGCGGAGCGTGGCGAGTACCGTGTTGGGGAAGGCTGGCGCGTCTATCGCGCCGATCCCCTCGACGCCTTCTCGACCGGCATGGGGTAAACCATGAAAAACACGAAACAGACGCGCACCCAATGGCCCTTGATTCAGCGCCGGATCGGCGCGACCGCGGCCGCCTCGCCCGTATCGTCGGAGCACGATCCCGTGTCTCTCTCGACGGAGCTTGCCGACGTCTTGTCGGTTGGGGCCACCCAGGAACTCGACCTGGACACGCAAGTCAAGAACAAGGTCTTGGCCGGGCCATCCGCCGGCGCGGACGCGAAGCCCGCGTTCCGGCTCCTGGTCGCCGACGACATACCATCCCCGGGCCTGCATGCCGCCGTGACCCTGGCCGCCAGCGCGACGCCGATTCTCGGCCTGACCGGGCAAGATGTCTCCTTCGACGACCAGGATGCCGCGACTGTCCTGGCAGGCCCGGCGCCAGGCTACCCATCCGCTGCCCCTGCCTTTCGGTCGCTCGTTTATCAGGACTTCTGGACGCTGCTGCCCGGCTGTAAACCGGCGATGACTCCGTATACGGCCACGATAGAAAACCCGTGCCTCATTGTCGATGCCTCGGCGGGCAACGTTGTCATCCAGCTCGACGCTGGCATGCCGAACGGGGCCATCGTCGCCATTGTGAAGTCGGACGGGAGCACTTACACGGTCACCTTCACCGGGACTGGCGGGGACACCGTTTTGGGGAACGTTACGCTGGACAAACAGTATACGGCCGTGATGTTCCAGCATTATAGCAGTGGCTGGCATCCTCTCGGTACTTTCAAGCTCGTCGCCGACCACGACCTGATCGCCAAGCACACCTACACTGGCGGCTCTGCGCTGGACGTGGTTGGCCTCTCCGCGGCCAGCACGCCGGCGCTGCTGACGCCCTCGGCGAACCCCGGCGCGGCCAGCGCCATCCTCAAGAGTGACGCCGCGGGCAAGGTGCAGCTCGTGGCGATGGGGATCAACAATGCCGTCCCCGCCGCGGCCGGCGACGTCCACGCCGGGGCCGACATCCGGGCGGCCGGGGGATGCTACCTCGGGGGCGTCGGCGCCGATCCACCGGCCGGCGCTCTCCAGACGACGGATTACGTTGCTGCCGGCGGCGGCGTCCACGTGGGCGAGACGACCGACCCGGGGGACGACGTGCTGGCCATTTCCTCCTATTCTCTGCGTCGTGTTGTCGTCAAGACGGGCCTATCTGACAATGTTGCCACCGCCGTCTTCACCATCACCACCACCAATGAGGCCGGCGACACGGACGGGGGCGGTTTTTACTGTCACGTGCGGGCCCTGGTAGGGCATGGAATAGCCAATAACGCGGCGAATGACGCGGCAATGGCCTATCAGGGGGCCTTTGTGCGAGCAGCGCTGAATACGGGGGCGGGAGGAAACTCGACGGTGGTGGACCTGGTCAACTCCACCACCCTGCGCGCCGCGACAAATGCCCTGGCTCGCCAGATCGACAGGATAACGATGACTGTCACGGAAACCAGCGAGTACGTGCAGACAGTGAACTTCACAGTTGACTTGTCAGGAGCGTCCGTGGGAACTGCCGAGGTGATTGCCGAGGTCGAGCTGATCTGGTATGGGTATCTAACCGCTCCCATCATCGCGGCGGCCTAGATCTAGAGGAGATGATCGGGCATTGGAGACAGGCCGCCGGGCTGGGCGATCGGTGAGCGCTACGAGTAGGACCAACCACCGGGGCATTTTCATGCGCGTGTCCGACCTCCTCAGGCTGCCGCCGGCGCTGTTGGCTGGAGACCGGCGGCCAAGGCAACCTGTATAGTGCCCGGCAAGATGCGTGTGTCCATCGACTACTCCGGCGTTGTTTCGTCTGGTTTCCCAGCCGTAACAACACGCTTTATGTGCCTGCCCCCTTTGCCTGGGCTGCCTGGGCTGCCCGGCTGGGCTGGGTGGGTGGGCCGTGTTCGAGTAAAATCGCCGGTATGTTGACATATTGCCAGTAGCTTTGAATGGACCGCAGCGCCTCCTCGAGGTCCGCGGCAAAGCGCCCGCAGCCCCCGGGGCCCCGGTCTACGACCAGGCGCAGCGGGGCCGTGGTCAGGACCTGGAGCACCGCGTCGTACCACTGCCGCTCCCGGCTCGTCGGGCCCGCCTGGTCGTCCACCCAGTTCGAGCGCGCCAGGCCCACGGCTTTCTGGCGGGGATCGCAGCCCTGCTGCTCGGTGTAGGCCCAGGCCACCTTGACGAAGTCGGCGACGGCCGTTTGCGCGCGCACACGCGGCCCATTCAGCCCGTGGATGGGGATATCGCCCCGCGCGGGGGCGGGCCCGGCCGGCTGGTAGCGGTTTGTGCGCGGGCGGCCCGGCTCGCCGATGTAGCCGTCGTGATTGAGGTCGATGCCCAGCTCGTCCTCCAGCGCCCAACGCCGTAGCCGCTCCTCCGTCGCCTGTTGTTCCTGCAGCCGCGCCTGTGCCTCGGCCTGGCGCACCTCCGCGCTACTGTGGGCCGCGTCGTGGACGGCCGTCAGCGCCGCGGTGACGGCGCCACAGAACCCGACGAGGCCGGCCAGGACGCCGGGGATCCCCAGCATCGCCGCGGCGACGGCGCGCAGATCCCCGCCGCCGGCGCGCAGGACCAGCACGGTGGCGGCACAAAGCAGGCCACTCAAACCCAACAGCAACAGGTGCGTCCAGATCTTCATCGTGCCACCACCAGCCAGAGAATGACCACCAGCGCGATCAGCACCGCCGCGGCCAGGAGGAGGATGGCGTCGACGCGCCCCTGGCCGCGCGTGCGGCGGTGCCGGCCGAGCACGCCGAGGACCAGGGCCAGGAGGAGCGCCAGGAGCGAGCCGGAGAGCCAGTCCAGGAAGGTCATAGCCATTTCTCCAAAACCTTCACACCGCGTTCTACTTTTAGCCGCAAGCGTTCTGAAAACTGCCCCTTGACAATCTATCTAGATTCTGGTATAATCTAGATAGTAAAGATGATTGAGCGCAAGCAAGGAGGAGAACCGATGAATCAGAGCAAAGAACAGGCCCAGCAAGAGGCGCGGCAGATGCGGGATAGCAAGGGCGGTGGCCCGGTTCAAATCCGCTGGATCGATGAGGATGGTGTGGGGCTGGTCTTTTTCGATGCGGCCCCCTGGGAGCTGCGGGTCGAGTGGGCCGTAGCCCCCCGCGAGCACCACCAATTAAGCCGGGCCGAACAGGCCGCCCTGTTGCGTGCCCAGCCCGATGATATGGCCCGCCACTGGAGCATTCAGGAAGAAGAGCTGTACCGCGAATTCTATGGATAAGAAAAGGAGGAACCCAATGAGCAGCACAATCGGCCTGTACTTGGACATCTCGCAGGAAGCCGCGAACCAACTCCGGGACCGCCTCAACAGGCTGGCCTTTCGCCTGGGATACAGCGCCCGGCGTGGCCCCACTTACGGCGAGGGCAATCTCGCCGCCCTGCTCCAGGGCGTCGACGCTGGCGATTGCGAGATCGTCCGGCGCCGCTACTGGGCCCGCGACGACAACGACCTCTTTGATGGCCTGATCGGCTGGGCCAATATCTACCCGCCGTCCTCCGCGGTCGTGGCCGCGGCCCTGGCCGATGTGCCGGAGAAATACCGCGCCGCCATCGAGGGTGCATTTAGCGCCGGGGCTATGGACCTGCGGCCCGTGCCGCCGGGGGGCATGGCCTCCTGGGGCCGCGTGGACCGCTGGGCCATCGACCTGGCCGAGGACTGGAGCGCCGAATTCGGGCTGGCTATAGATGCCGATCTGTGGGCCGAGGACGAGTGCCACGACGCCGCATACAGCTTCGCCCTGGATGTCGCCACCGCCACCGACCAGGAACTGCAGGCCAGGCTGGCCGGCGACCCCACCGCGGGCCAGGGCACCGCCTGGGGCATCGACGAGGAGACGGACCGGGCATGGTACGCGGCCCGCTAGTCGCCGTCCCTCAAGCCCCTGCCCCCCGCGGGCGGGGGCTTTGCTTTGCCGCATCATCTCCCCTCCTCCCCCGCGAGCAGTTGCCGCCACGCGCTGCGGCTCTCCGGCAGCGGCAGCTCTAGCCCCAGGCACAGCACCGCCAGCGCCCGTGCGTACCATTGGCAGTAAGCCACGTCGCGGCCGGCCAGTTGCACCGTGAGACACAGCGATTCGCACAGCGGCAGGAGTCGATCGGCGGCGAAAACGGCGTTGCGGTTCAGCGCCCGCATGAGGTGGCCCAGGCTAGTATTGAACGGGTGCGCGGTGTCGTCCGGGGCCGGGCCGGCCGCGATAAGGACAAGGGCGCGGGCATTGAGCATGTCGCAGGAGATGAGGTATTCGTGGGTCATCTCCCCCCCCTGGCCCTCGCCACGGCGTACAGCACGCCCCCGACCACCACGGCCGCGACGACGACCACGGCGAGATAGAACAGCGGCGAGATCTCCGTTCCGGGCTGCGGCTCCGGTACCGCGGCCATGACCTGCGCCTCGAGCCGCGGCATGTAGACCAGGGCGGCGATGCCCACGGCGGCGAGCAGTAGGGCGATGGCGATCATTGCGCCTCCTGTGCTTGGCTCACGGCGGCACGTGCGCGGCATTGCCGCAGGTGCGCGGCGTACTGCGGCTGGCTCTCGCAGGTGCGGCCGCACAGCGGGCAGTCATACCGCTTGTGCCCGTTGCCGGGTGCGGGGTGCGGTTCCGTTTCCTCGGCACTTTCGCGCAACTCCGCAGGTTTCGTAACACGCGCGGGCGCAGGAGGCGCCGGCTTTACGGCGGGCCGCGCATCCATCCGGCGGAAATACGCCAGGGCGACAATGAGCGCGGGAATCGGCAGCGCCAGTGCCCAGTCGCCGCCGTAGTAGCGGAGGTGGTACGCCCCGGAAATCACCGTCAGGCCGGCCGCGACGAACCAGCGTACGGCGTATTGCCGCCAGTCGGAGCGGCTGTAGCGGGCGGCGATATTGACGGCGCGATAGTGGCCCAGGTCGACCAGTACCCCCAGGGGCAGGGCGACGAACCAGGGATCGACCGCGCTCAGGATGGCGATATAGTGCGCGGCGGACACGATCACCAGGAGCGGTACGAGGTCGCCGTCTTCGAACCAGCGCACGAGCCAGCGGGCCGCGGCGGCAATCCAGGCGAGCGGGCGGCGGGCGGTCATTTCGCAGCCTCCATCTCTGCCACGATGCGCGGCACGTCGCACTTGTCGATATCCCCGCAGCATGTAGTCAGCTCCCCCGGTAGGCTGCGGCACGCGCCATAGCTGCCGTTGTAGGCCGGGGTGCGGCCGCAATAGAACGGGCAATAGTCGTCCATCAGAAAGCGGTGGGCCAGCGCCTCTTTGCTCACAATCGGCATAGTGCGGCGGATAAAATCCCCGTCGTGATAGTCGATGAACGTATACGTCTCAGTCATCACTCCTCCTCCCCCGCGAGTGCATCCAGGCGGGCGGCCCAGGCGCGGGCGGCGGCGCGTTCCGTGCGTTTCAGCGGGCGCGCGCCAGCAGCCCGCAACAGCCCCGCCGCGTCCGGCGGGAACGTGGCCCGGAGGCGGGCGAGTTCTTCGCCCAGCTCCCCGGCGAGGTCGGCCTGGGCCATTGCTACGCCCTGGGCATCTCGCCATAAGCGACGGTACAACCTGGCAACATGCTTCCACCGCGCGGCCCACCGGCGGGAAACGGCGAGGGCGTCCCGGCAGGCGGCCCAACTCAGGTCCTGGGCCGTCACGAGGACACGCAGGCGTTCGTTTTCGGCGGCGAGGCGGTCGCGTTCCCAGGCGTTGCAACTAGCCCTCCCCCGCGCCTCCTCTTCCTCTTTCCGCAAGCGGTCTCCTTCATGCGCGGCGTTCTGCCAGTTGACCCGGCGCAACTCCGATTCCTTCCGCAGCCGCTCCACCTCGGCGGCGAGGCGGTCGCGTTCCACTAGCAACGCAGCGATACGATTGTTCAGTTCGCACCGTTCCGGCGTGCCATCGAATACTAGCGGCGGGTCGAATTGAACGTTGAGCAGGCATCCATCGGTGGGCATTTCGTCGTCCATGTCATTCCTCCTTGCTCTCCAATGCCCGCAGCTCTCGCGCCGCCGCCGCCAGTTGCAGGGCGTGGTTGTTGTCCCCGTCCGCCGCCAGCGCAATGGCGAGCGAGTCCAGCAGGTCGGGGTCCAGGTGCGCCAGGACGCGGCGACAGGCGTCGCGGTCGGCGGCGATGCTCTTGGCCTCTTGCGCCAGTCCCGCGATGTAATCCGCCAATTTGCCAATCATCTCTGTTTCGCCGGCAATGGCCTTTGCCGCTTCTTGGGCAAATCTGTCAAAGGCACTCATCATTCCTCCTTGTCTCAGTGGAAACCCACGTCCTGGCCCGCCTCGTGCGCCTCCCGCAGCCCGTTGATAAACTGCTGCGTTTTCGCCCGCCAGTTGCCGATGTGTCCGGGATCGTCGCCGTCGGGCAGGAGTGGCAGTAGTTCGGCCAGGCGGTCAGCCAGCGGGCCGCAGTATATGGCAGGAATCCACCCGTCACAATCGGAATGATCCAACAGCACATGGAGCACATCGGGCCGCAGGGCATCCCATTTGATAGGCAGGCATTGATACCATTCCTGGTCCTCGCAGCCCGCAAACGCATAATGATGGCCCATCGGAAAAAAACCTTCCATCAAATCCAATGGGGGCAACCCGGCAACCTCCGCCAACTTTTTCCGCCAGCGCATAAAGGCACTGTAGGCTCCGTGCCAGCAATCGTGCGACGTATCGAGTCCCATATCAGTCCTCCTTGTCTCGATAGCATTCCGCACTACAGCGGCAGTCACCCGGCCGCACAACCTGCATCGGCGCCCCGCAGCGGGGGCAGGTCGCGGGCCAGGTGGAGCCAAAGCCGTCGCTGACCGTGGCGAGCCGGCTGCGGTAGTCGGAGCATCCGGCCGGCCCGATGCAACGGGCGCCGGTGAATGTGCAACAGCCGATAGAGCCGTCACCCAGGCCGTACCACGAAAAGCATTCCATAGGATTCATCGCCCATGCTCCTGTTGATGGCACTCCTCACAGTACGTTACCAAGTCCCGCTTCCTCTCGGGCAGCCGCAGCGCGTACCACCACCATTTTCGGTACGTCCCCGGCAGGTGATGCGCCTCCATATGCCACTCTTCATCGGCCCGGCATCGCTGGCAGGTCCACCCGTCGCGCCGCTTCACCTGCCAGGACAGCCGATGCCAGCGGCGGCTGTTCAGGTAGCGGCGGTACCAGAACCACCAGTCGCCCCAGCGCGCGTTCACCGGCCAGGCCAACACGACCGCCGCCCCGGCCAGGACGACCAGGCCGGCGACCAGCCCGGGCTGCAGCCGGGTGGTGAGCCAGCCGGCCAGGCCGGCGGCCAGGAGAGTGAGGACACCGAGCAGGATCCTACGCATCGGCGGCCTCCAGCATTGTTTCGTCTGGTTTCCCAGATGCAACAACGCGCTCCTGGTACGCCGCCAGCAGTTGCTGGCCGGCGCGGAAGAAATCGCCGCCGGTGGTCTGGACCGCGGCGCGGACCTGGTCGCGGGTAGCCACCAGGCAGCGCTTGAATTCAACCTCGCCGATCGGCAGTCGGCAATAGTAGTCGCCGGCGATGAGCAGGACCGCCGTGGCCACGTTGTAGTAGCAAAGTTCCAAGGCCCGCGCAAACGTCAACGGTCTATCGCGCATCACGCCCCCTCCGTTGTTCCGTCTGGTTTCCCACCCGCACCAACCCACCCCACCTTTTCCCGCCAGGCGGCGAGTGCAGCCGCGCAGCCCTCGGGGGGCGGATAGTCCCAGCGTACGGCGTCGCGCAATACATACCGCGCGATGCGTTCGCAGATTGTGCCCAAATCTGGAATGCGAGCGATCTTGTCGCTGCGATCGGCGTGGTACCCAGGATTGCCGGCCATGTGCCACAGCACGGCCCGCATGGCCCCCAGGTCCTGGGCCCGCAGCGCCCGGGCCAGCTCCTGCACGGTCGCCTCGCGCAGTTTCCGGGCCTCCTCTTTCCGCTGCTCCTCAGCCGCCGCCCGCTCCGCCGCCCGCTCCGCCGTTGCCTTCTCCCGGCAGGAGGAGCAGAGGAAGTCGCGGTGGTCGATGGTCCCCTCGTAGGGGGCAAAGTCGCTCGCCGGCTTGGACTGGTCGCAGCGCGTGCACGTCTTGCGCGGTTCCGGCGGGGACGGCGGCGCGGCCGCGGCCTTTTTCGCGGCGTGATGCCGGCGCACCGCGGTCACGCGATGCTGCTTCCCACACTCCCGGCAGAAGAGCTGGCGGCCCCCGACGTTGCCCCGGGCGAGGTTCTTGCTGAATTCAGTGATAGGCTTGACCACGCCGCACTCCACACAGCGGCGGGTCTCCTCTCCCAGCACCTCGACGGCCTCTACCGGGGGAGCGGGCTCGACAGGCGCATAGTCGGCGCATCCCGAGCAGGCCTGGGGCGTGGGGAGAACGTTGCGGCGGTCGCAGTTCCGGCCATGGCGGTGGCGGCAATCGGCGCTGGCCATCTGGCTGGCCAGGAGGTGAGCCGGGACGAGGAAATCGACGGCCCGAGCACCAGCGTCCCCGTCACCCACCCGTCCTGGACCAGCCCCGGGATCTCCAACGCCAGGGGCCAGGGGATCTCCCCGGCGATCTGCAGCTCCTGGATCCGCGGGAGGTCCTCCGGGTGCGCATAGTCGCAGACCCGCACCCGCCAGCTCTGGCTCCCGATACGGAGCGTCCCCGTCCGGTTGCGGTCCGTCCGGTACCAGGTCGCCACGCACCATTCCCCCGGGGCCGGCCGAACGTTCTGCCGGGCCGCGATCCCGCACTTCTCCGTCGCCGGACAGGTCCAGTCTCCCCAGGTCGGCCCGTATAGCACGATCTTGCCCGTCCTCTGCTCTGTCCAGGAGGGCATTGACCCGGACGTGGTCGTCGTAGGTGGGGAAGAGATCCCCAGCACCAGGGCGATCAGTAGATCGATCAGCATGGTGATACTCCTCGAGCAGCTGCACCAGCCGCGCGTTTGCTCTCGTCAATTGCTCGTTCTGGCGGAGCAGGGATTGCACGAAAAGGGTCTCGGTATGGTTCATCAGCTCAACTCCTTGGCGGATTCCTTGGTAAACGTCACCCGCGGCACCTTGTTCAGGGCCTTGCGCCGGGCGGCGAGATGGCGCAAGCATGCGGCACAGACGACGGAGATGTGCACCATCGGGTCACTCCTTGAACCGGAAACGCGGGCCGTCGAAGAAGAGGGTCCCCTCTCCCAGGGGGCCATTTCTATTCTTGGCGATGGCCCAGTTGACGATGTCGAAGCCGGCCGAGGTGGCTTTCTGGCCCTTGGCGTCCAGCTCGTTCCACAGAAACACGACCGTGTGGGCGTCCTGTTCATACTGCCCCGACTCCCGCAGGGAGCGCAGCGTGGGACGCTCGCCTTCGCCGTGCAGCCGATTGAGCTGGGAGACGGCGACCAGCGGCACCCGCAGCTCCATCGCCAGGCGCTTCAGGCCCTTCGAGATGTTCGTGTTCTGCTCCACCAGGCTCTTGCCGCCGGCGTCCATGATCTGCACGTAGTCGACGACCACCAGGTCCAGGGAGCTCCCCGCCTGCCGGCGGAGGGCCTCCGCCCGGAGAGCCTCCGCGTCGAACGGCCCGGGCAGAAAGGCCACCGCGCCCGGCCACGCCTCCACTTCGCCCAGGCGGCCGGCCACGCGGGCCTTGCCGTCCTCGGACAGCAAAGCCAACTCGCACGCGTCGTCCCAGCCAAGCCCGGCCAGCCGGCACAGCCGCCGGCGGTAGAGATCGTCGGGGGGCATTTCCAGGGTGGCAAACAGGACCTGCCGGCCGTCCTGGGCATTATGGTCGGCCAGCATCTCGGCCAGGGCGGTTTTCCCCACCCCCGGCCTGCCGGCCAGGATCAGGAAGGCGCCGGGCCGCAGCATGATCCGGGCGTCCAGGGAGGGGACGCCGAAGCGCGGCCGCGGGGCTTGCCGGTCGACCCGCATCTCCTCCAGCAGGGCGCTGGCGACGGCTTTGCTCTCGACGGCGCCGCCGCTCGCGACACCTTGCTCCTCCCGCAGGGTTTTCAGCGCCTGGGCGAACGGGTCGCCGGCGGTGTAGGCCAGGGAGCCTAGCGTTGCGAGCGTGCCCAGGTACCGGCGGGCCCGCGCCGCGTGGGCCACCTGCGTGGCGTAATACTCGGCGTGCACCGGCACGGGCGCGGCGTCGACCAGGGCGCCGAGCGCCGCGGGCCCGCCCACCTCGTCCAGCTGCCCGCGCGCCTCGAGTTCGCCGGCCAGCGTGGCCAGGTCACACGGGACCTGGCGCTCCAGGAGGGCAAGAGCCGCCTCGTAGATCGCGCGCCGGCGGGAATCGTAGAAGTCGGCGGGCCGCAGCAGCGGGCTGACGAACAGAATCACGTCCCGGTGGGTCAAGAGGCACCCCAACACGGCCCGCTCCGCCTCGTCGGCTCGCGGCAGATCGTTACGCGCCACGGCGTTCCTCCTCCGCGCGCAGCGCGGCCGCCCGGGCCTCCAGGGCCGCCCGGCGCGCCGCCCCGCCGCCTTCGTCTTCGCTGCCGGAGCCGACCACGTGTCCCTCGCGCTGCCAGCGCTCCAGAATTTTCCGCGCATAGCTCCAGTTGCGGGCATTGTGCGCCACGGCCTCCAGGATGGCGTCGTGGATCCACCACGGCGGGTACTCCCGCGCCGCTTCCTCCAGAAGCTGGGCGTCCAGGGGCCCGGCAATCCCGAAAGCCGCCGCGTAGTCGGCGCAGACGCTCTCGAACGTCACGGCGGCGCCGGCGGCAGGCGCTCCTGCTCCTGCTCCGCCTCCGGTTCCATTTCCGTCTCCCAACTCCCCGCTCCTGCTCCTACTCCTGGCCGCAGATTGCGGCAGTCTGCCGCAGTCTGCGGCAGTCTGCGGCAGCTCGTCTTTCCACGTGCGCACCCGATCCTGCCACCCGGGAGGCGCCGGGTATTTGCTCGGATAGGCGCGCCGTTGCCCGTCATTCCATGTCCACCAGGATAGGAACTGCAGAAGCTCCGTGCCGTCGTCGGCGGTATAGGCGCAAATCATCCCCACGGCGGCCATGCGCTCCACGGCAGAAGCGATACTCGTGAGGGTGATCTTGTCGACCAGCGGGAAAACCTGCGCTTTGATCCAGCGCGGATCGTTCAACATGCGCCCCTGGTCGTCGCCCCAGGGGATCAGCCACGTGGCCACCAGGATCGCCGAAGGGTCCTCCAGGTCGGCCATGCTCCGGGATACGCTGATGCTGCGATGCAGAACGCGCCCGTCTTTGCTGGGCATGTTTTACTCCTTGGCGGTGGGGACCAGGCGTCCCCGCTCGTCCCGCCCATTGGCCACCCGCGCCAATCCCCCGGCGCGATGCCAGGCCCGCTTGTCCCCGGCGGTGGCCACGCGGTAGCCCTTCCGGCCCCAGGCTGCGAGCAGCCGGTGGACTTCCGCCGCGCCGAACATCCGGACGCGCTCGGTATAGCGGGCCCGCGTCCAGGCCGCATAGTGCCCCTGCTCCCGGTGCCAGTCGTTGTGGCATTGGCTGTGGCAGGGCACCGTCTCTCCGGCCGGATCGCCGCCGTCGACGCGAGGTACCAGGTGATGGTGGTGGAGTTCGTCGGGCGAGATCTCGCGGTGACAGAAGAAACAGGTGGTCACGGTACCCTCCGGCGGCCGGCCATACTGCGGAGCAGCTGGTCTAGGCAGCAGATCACGTCCCAGCGGTGCAGGCGATGGCTGCCGCAGCGGGGGCAGAGGGACGGGCGGATGTAATAGGCGATATCGCCGGGGCCATAGGTCGTACCGCAGTGGGGACAGAACATCAGCGCAGCTCCTCCGGCCATTCCTGGCGCAGCTCGCCCGGCCAGTAGGGCCGGAGATTGTTCTTCATAAAGACCGGGATCTCGTAGCGCGCCGCGGCGTCAAGGATTGGGTCAATCCACGCTGCGGAGGGGGCGTGCTGCTTGGCCCCGGCCCCGGTATAAGCCCCGACGATGACCCACTCGATATTCCACAGGTTGAGGTCTGGCGGCGGCCCCAGCAACGGTTCGAACGAGAGAAAGTGCGGGGCCTCGACCTGTTCAAAAAGCGCCAGCTTCCGCGCGTCCAGGCTCGGGACTTCCCCGGTTAGCGTCAAGCCGGCCCAGGCGTCGAGCGGAAAGGTC